AATGTCTTTGGCATGGCTACCTTCTTGGCGCGAAGCCGAGACGGTCAATCGCGAACGCATCAACCGCCGTGTACTGCTGCAACAGTTGCACAATCTGCCGACCAGCCTCAACACCGTTCGTCCCGATACCCGTGTTGATGGTGATGTTCGCGCCACCGCCACCACCCATTCCACCGCCACCAGTAGCTCCACCCGAAGGTGTTGGCACACCAGGCAAAGATGGGATGTTCAGATTACGGTTCGGCATAGTCGCAGCAGCCTCAGCCACCTTTGCGATCGCCTCAGCCAGATTCTCATACGCTTCAATCTCACGATCAAGCGCATCAGTCAAACGATCAGACGCTTCCTGCTGACGCTCCTTTGCATCATTTAACTTCTCCAAGAATGTGTTGTAAGTTGTCGAGCCTTCAATAGCACCGCTAACCGCTTCATTCAATTCAAGTTGAGCCGCTTTCAAACCATTAGTTGCTGCAAACTCGGCATCGCTCGCATCAGCGACAGCCAACTTTGCTTGAGCCAAATCAATCTCTGCAAGACGAATCTCTTGGGGACTTGCTTCTGGGTCTTTGCGCAGGTCAGCAAGTTTCTTTTCAGCGTCACGAACTGCGAACACCGATTCCTCTACACGGAACCCAGCCTGTGCAACATTGCGTTGAGCCGCCGACAGTTCTCGTTGTGCCTTCTTCGCTTCATCCGAATCCGCACCATAACCACTGACCGCACGGTTGAACTTTTCTTGAGCGGTCGCAAGATCAGTGTTCGCCTCATCCAAACCCTTTTGCGCTTGGATAGATGCCTTCTGTGCGGATGTAAATGACTTCTGTGCGGTTGTTGACGATTTCAAAGCAGAGGTGTACTTCTCCAACTTCTCTTTTGCTGTCTCAACAGTTTTCGCTACACCGCCACCAACTTTCTTTTGTTCTTCGTCTTCATCTGTTTTCTTTTTAGTAGCTCCTGCAACGCGTTCCAAAGCATCAGCAGTTCCGATAATTTTAGGTAACGCAGCAGCCTGAACCACAGCAGCCTTAGCGGCAGCCTCACGGAGTTTGTCAAACAACCCAGGTGTGCGCTCCAACGCTCCATTGATACCTTGTTGCGCCGCTTTGAACGCCAACGATGCTGCGGTTGCTTTCAAAGTCAATGCCACATTGCCGGTCAACGCACCAACCAAAGACACCGTCAAGGCAATAGTCCGACCAATATCGACAAATTGTTTCAAGAACTCCAACACGCCGATGGTCATCTGTTCCAATGTGTCAACGAACGACACACCCATGTCACCCATTGAATCAATAGCAAAGCCGATTGCCATAACAACGCCGTGTTCGCCGATGTTGTCCGCGAACGCTTTGACCGCAGGCACGATATTGTCGTTGATAAATGTCACAAACTTTGTAAACAACGGCAACAACAACTCACCCAAAGTTGTGACAATGTCATCGATCGATGCTCGAAGGATTCGTTGCTGGTTAGCCAACCCGCCAGAGGTTCTCTCGAAGTCACCTTGTGCATCCGTTGTTTGACGGAACAACAGTTCGGATGATGCAAGCACCTTTTGTTGTGCGGTCAATGCACCGTTGCCGTCATAGATGCCCATCTCAAGTGCGACTTGTTTTAATGCTGCATCGTTCATCAGAACACCGAATCGGCGGATCGGTTCGGCCTCTCCTCTTAGCGCAGCACCGAGGGCAAGAACCGCTTCTTCTGGTGAAGTGTTATTGAATGACGCCAAGTCGGTTGCGAGTGTCACGAACTTGGTTGAGAAGCCAGCGAGTTCTGTTCCAACCAAACCTGCTGACTTGCCGAAGGTACCGAAGGTGGCGGCAGCATCAAGTGCTTGTTGTCGAGTTTGACCTAATGCTCTGGCAGCGTTGTCGGCGAATGCTTGGACTGTTCGTGCTGCATCTCCGAAGATGACATTTGTTTTGGATATTGTTTCGTTGAGATCGGATGCCTTTTGTACTGCGACGAATGATGCAGCTCCGACTGCGCCGATTGCCGCACCGGCGATGAATGCTGTTTTCTTTAGGACATCAAATGCACCGCCAATGGCATTGCCAACGGTCTGAAGTTGGCCGAGTGTTCGTTGTCCTTCACGACCAAGTTTCTTGAACGCCGTGACAGCACCGTCGGAGTTGCCGAGAATCTTTACAAGAAATGTGCGCTCACCTGCCATGGTGAACGCAATTCTACTCAGTTAGCAGTCATCCGTTTACGCAGTTCAGCCCACTCGCGTTGCATGTCTTTGTGAATGTCTTGTTGTGTCATGCCGTCATACTGCGACATATCAATCGGAGCAGACCACCACTTCGGATCTTGTACGACTCGCGCCCACTTGCCACTCTTTGTTTGTCGAGTGGTGCGGATGCTTGGTGTATTGAATGTGCGTGTCGGTGCTGCAATATCGGTGATCGTCGGGTCAAGGAATCGCCAACCTGAATGATGTGTACGGAATGGTTGACCAGCCTCGTGCTGTGGCAGATAGAAGATACGGGCAGGGTCTTTGGTTGCTGGGTCGCCTTTGAGACGAAGACGCTCATGTGTCTCATACCAGACTTCTTCCCAATTCTGTACTGGCACAGCCTGCTCAAATGGGATGACGATGTGCCAGTGTGGATCGTTGTCACGATGTGACCAGGTTGTGTAGGCGAAGTGTATATACGATCCGAGATCAGCATTCTCGAATGCTTCACCGTCAAGGTCGGCGACCAATGCCCAGATGTGCGACACGTTGCGGTTGCCACGAGTTGTGTGATCACGATAGGTGACAGGCGAGTACAGCGAACCGTCAGACTTATTTGGTCGTTCTTGATGGTTGCCGAGCATGGATGCAAACTCCATCCAAGATTCGGCAATGGTCTTTGGGTAGATGGACTTGACCGATGGGAACCCGACGACTTCAAACATTGTGCAGAACCTCCGACTATCAGGATAGCGAATCCTCAGCCGAATGCAAGCATCAGCCGATGCCTAGATCCTTGACCACTTTGCTTATGCCATCTAGGTATTCTTTGGCGATTGCGTTCTTGCGCTTGCGCACGGTCGGCCAGAAGAAGTATCCCGATTGACCTCGATGCCTGAGGAACTGTTGAGTGGTTGGTCTGGCAGCACCGCCGAACTCTGCACCGAAGAACACGTCGCTTCGAGTGACTTTTCTTTTTCGTTTGCTAGGCGGTCTTGATTTGGATGGGAAAGGTGACGAACCTCTGAGTTCCAAAGTTGGGATTCGTTCAGATTTAATTACTCGGAATCCTTTTGCGACTGCAACTGCTTGTCTTGCTCGACTGACCGTGCCTGCTTCAACAATCACCTTTTGGCGAAGGTCTTCGGCAATTACCGCTGCGACTTTGCGCATCTCTTTGTTGAACTGCGGACTTGCCTTCGAGAACTTGCGCAAAGTCTCAAACAAGTCCTTCACCACAACTGTGTTGCCTGCGACTGCTGCGGTGCCGGCACGACCAAGAGTCCCACCTGTATCGCCTGGCATATTCGGGAATGCTGAGAAGGCCATCGCTAGATCCTTTGGTTCGGATTCATCTTGACACTCTTCCAGCGCAGATAGCCGAGCATCGTGTACAGCATTCTAGGTGATTCTTGTAGAAGTAAAGATGGTGCGATGTGAGTCTCACACGCTAGGTATGCGATCAGCCAGTGGGCTGAGGATTCTCCAAAGGGTTGATCACCGCAGAATCGGTTCCAACCTCCACACTCTCGACTGTCTCAATCCATTCTTCAAACTTCATTGCAGTCTTCTTCGTGCGCTTTGTTGCATGCCATGCCAACCATGCGAGGTCGGTGAGGCGTAGTTCTGTTTGGAAGTTTGCGACCGAACGATTCTTCTCGCCTTCGAAGGCGATGAAGTCTGCGAACTGCGCGGTCACTTTACTGACTACGCCGTCCAGCTCGGTCACTTCTAGATTGATTTTCATTCTTACCTCCTGATTGTTTTATTAAGAACTATGCGACTGTTTTGGTGATCGTTCCGCTGATCGGCCAAGTGACATCGGCTGTGTTCAATTCACCGACAGCACCGTTGACTGGGCTGAACTCTGTGCAAAGTACAGAGAAGGTGTAGTGAGGTGAAGCGGTTCCTGCTGCTGCTGTGCCTGCTGGTTTGACAATCATCGTGACAGCGGTCGAGCCGATCAATGGGAAGATCAATCCGTCAATGGCGTTGTAGTCGTTGTGCAACGAGAGTGTCACAGAGTTGTCAATTAAGCCTGAGACGCGGGTTACTGCGCCACCTGAACCGAAGTTTGTTGTTGGGACTTCGGCTGCCGAAGTTGACAGAGTTACTGCTGCAACATTCGAAGTGATGTCGGTGCCGTTGAGTGAGACGTTTGCGTTTGTGAGAACTAACTTTGCCATGATTATTTATCTCCTGCCTTGTCGGCGATAGAAGTTGATTTGTCTGCCACCAGAACAATGCGACCCGATGCCAGTAGAGAGTCTAGATGGTCAATCTCACTGCCATCAATAGTGGCTGGATATTGTTTATCCAGAACTGTGAAGCCCTGAACAACCTGATACTTTGCCATGGGCTAAGCGTACACGACGACACGAAAGTCAACCGTCAGATAGGTCGTGTCGTTCGCATCGACTGTGGAGATGTTTGATGCCTCTTCCACGATCAGTGTCTGGGCATATCCGCCGAGGCTTGTGTCGGCTTCAATCGCGGCACGAATCCCGCTGTCATAGGACAGATAGGTGTCCATCAGGTTTTGTGCTGT